TATCTATATATGTCTACATCTCAGGCATTTATCCCCGAGATTGAAGAGGCTGTACCTCTTCCAGCCAGCGCCGCTGATGCGCTGCCAGACTTGACCCCTGCCGAAGAACTCGACATGAGGGTCAGGACGATCAAGTTGATCTCTGATCTGACAGGCGTGCCGATCAAGGCGACGCCAGAAGATGAAGACAAGGCCAAGGACTTGGCCAAGAAGATGATGACGGATCCGAAGATGCGCCCGGAGTACGCCAAGTACCCCAACGAGATGATGGCCTATCTGGCCGGTTTGGTTGCGCAGACCAACTGCATGCTCGTTGACGAGCTATCGGACCTCAAACTCTATGTGGTGAACAAGCTCGTCTATGAGATCGAGCACGCCACGGACTCCAAATCACGCATCGCTGCCCTCTCAAAGCTTGGTGAGATCGATGGCGTAGACGCTTTCAAGCGGCGCACTGAGGTCACCATGCAGATCAAGCCCCTCGCAGAGGTGGAGAAGGAGCTTAAAACCATCCTTGAGGGCATCGAATACAGCGTAGTGGAGCCTACCAAGGCCGAAATTACCGAGAATTCTGCATAAAATGCCAATACAGGCGACGTCTCTCACCGCTGCCGACATTGAAAAGCTCAAAAATGCCCTCCCTACCCTGCCCGAAAAGCAAAAACGGCGGGTTGCTGAGCTTCTTTCACACTATTATAAGGAGATAATCAAGGAAAAGGGGAAATCCGGCTTCCTAGACTTCGTGAAGTGGGTCTATCCGGGCTACAAGGTGGGTCCACACCATGAACGTCTGGCCAAAATCTTTGAAGATGTTGCAGATGGCAAGAAAAAGCGTGTAATTGTCAACATCGCGCCGCGTATGGGCAAGTCGGAGATGATTTCTTACCTTGCACCAGCATGGTTTTTAGGGAAATTTCCACAGAAAAAGGTCATTATGGCCTCCCACACTGCCGATTTGGCAGTCAACTTCGGTCGGAGGGTTCGCAACCTTGTCAGTTCGGATTCCTATAAAGACATCTTCCCGCAGGTTGAGCTACAAGCGGACAGTAAATCTGCGTCGCGCTGGGGTACTAATTTTTCTGGTGAGTACTTCGCTATTGGTGTGGGTGGCGCTCTTGCTGGTCGCGGCGCAGATCTTTTTATAATCGACGACCCCCACTCGGAGCAGGAAGCCAAGCAGGGTAAGCCTGAGGTTTTCGAGTCCGCGTGGGAGTGGTTCCAGTCCGGTCCCTTGCAGCGCCTGATGCCCAACGGGGCGATCATCATCGTGATGACTCGCTGGTCCAAGATGGACCTCACCGGCAAGATCCTCGACCACATGACGCGCAACGAGGATGCCGACCAGTGGGAGTTGGTCGAGTTCCCTGCCATCCTCAACGACAAATCACTTTGGCCGGAATTTTGGCCGGTTGAGGAGCTGCTTGCCAAGAAGGCAGGCATGGACCCGAGGTACTGGAACGCCCAGTACATGCAGCAGCCGACCGCAGAGGAAGGCGCGCTCATCAAGAGAGAGTGGTGGCGGATGTGGGAGAAGGACGACCCCCCGCCCTGCGAGTACATCATCATGTCGCTCGACGCTGCCCAAGAGGCACACAACCGGGCCGACTACAACGCCCTGACGACATGGGGCGTGTTCCTCAATGAGGAAACGAATAACTACAATATCATCCTGCTCAATTCAATCAAGAAACGTCTGGAGTTCCCGGATCTGAAGAAACTTGTATTTGAAGAGTACAGCGAGTGGAAGCCGGACAGCCTGATTGTCGAGAAGAAATCCAACGGTGCGGCGCTCTACCAAGAGATGCGACGGCTGGGGTTGCCGGTCGGCGAGTTCACCCCCGGCAAGGGGCAGGACAAGATCAGCCGTGTGAATTCAGTAGCAGACTTGTTTTCTTCAGGTATAGTCTGGGCACCTGATAGACGCTGGGCGTTGGAAGTCATTGAAGAATGTCAAGACTTTCCTTCGGGGGCCAATGACGACCTCGTTGACTCGACCACGCTCGCGCTGATGAGGTTCAGGCAGGGAGGGTTCATCCGCCTGCCGACCGACGAGCCGGAACCGGTGAAATACTTCAAGTCTACGAGGCGTGAGGGGTACTACTGATGGCTATCGACAAAGGTCTCTATGCGGCCCCGCAGGGGCTCGGCGGCATTGCTGCTGCACCGGACATCGAGATCTTGGTTGAAGATCCGGAGGCACTCTCCATAAATGCAAGCGGCGTCACGGTAGAGCTTGAGAAGAAGCGCCCCAGTGCCAAGGACTTCGACGCCAACCTTGCGGACTTCATGGACGAGCGGCACCTCATGTCGCTCGCGTCGGAGTTGATCGGTGAGTATGAGTCCGATCTTGTTGCGCGGCGGGAGTGGCTGGACATGTACTCCAAGGGGCTCGATCTCCTTGGACTGAAGTACGAGAACCGCACTGAGCCGTGGCCCGGTGCCTGTGGTGTCTACCACCCGCTGCTGATGGAGTCGGCGGTCAAGTTCCAGTCCGAGACCATCATGGAGACGTTCCCCGCTGCGGGCCCCGTCAAGTCCAAGATCATCGGCAAGGAGACGCCGGAGAAGAAGGACGCGGCGATCCGCGTGCAGGACGACATGAACTACCGGCTCACCGAGCAGATGCCGGAGTACCGCCCCGAGCATGAGCGGCTGCTCATCTCGCTTGCCCTGTCGGGCAACGCCTTCAAGAAGATCTACTTCGACCCGTCGCTCGACCGGCCCACCGCGCCATTCATCCCTGCCGAGGACATCATCGTCCCCTACGGTGCGGCCAACATCGAGACTGCCGAGCGCGTCACGCACCGGATGCGCAAGACCAAGAACGAACTGAAGAAGCTTCAGTATGCAGGCTTCTACCGTGACATCGACCTTGGTGAGCCCATGGTCGTCATGGACGAGGTTGAGAAGCAGAAAGCCAAGGAACAGGGCTACAGCACGACGTCGGACCAGCGGTTCCAGATCCTTGAGATGCATGTCAATCTGGACTTGGAAGACTATCCGGACGTCGATGAGAACAACAACGAAACCGGAATCGCTATTCCCTATGTAGTGACAATCGAGCGCGGGACGATGACCGTGCTGGCCATTCGGCGCAATTGGGAGGAGTCTGACAAGCTGAAGCTACGCCGTCAGCACTTCGTGCACTATGGCTACATTCCGGGGTTTGGGTTCTATTACTACGGCCTGATCCATCTCATTGGTGGTCACAGCCGCGCTGCGACGAGCCTGCTGCGCCAGTTGGTGGACTCGGGCACGCTGTCCAACCTCCCCGGAGGACTCAAGTCCAAGGGCATGCGCGTCAAGGGGGATGACACTCCCATCGCGCCGGGTGAATGGAGAGACGTCGACCTCCCGAGCGGGTCCGTCCGCGACAATATCCTGCCACTCCCCTACAAGGAGCCGTCCCAGACCCTGTCCCTCCTGATGGACAAGATCATCGAGGATGGTCGCCGCTTCGCGGCTGTAGCGGATCTGAAAGTAACTGACATGTCTGCGCAGGCTCCGGTGGGCACCACGCTCGCCATCTTGGAGCGCGTGCTGAAGGTCATGTCGGCGGTGCAGGCCCGCATCCACTACGCGATGAAGCAGGAGTTCAAGCTCCTTGCCAAGATCATCCGTGACAACACCCCGGAGCAGTACAACTACGAGCCGGAGGTTGGCAGTCGCACGGCCAAGCGCAGTGACTATGACATGGTGGATGTGCTCCCCGTGTCGGACCCCAATGCGGCGACGATGTCGCAGCGCGTGGTGCAGTACCAAGCGGTACTACAGCTTTCGCAGACCGCTCCGCAGATCTACGACTTGCCGTTCCTGCACAGGCAGATGATCGAGACGCTGGGCGTCAAGAACGCGGCCAAGATTGTGCCGATGACCGACGACATGAAGCCGATGGACCCGGTGTCGGAGAACATGAACGTCCTCAATGGCAAGCCCGTCAAGGCATTCATGTACCAAGATCACGAAGCGCACCTTCAGGTGCATATGGCTGCACTGCAAGACCCCAAGATCGCCGCCATCGTGGGCCAGAATCCGCAGGCACAGGCGATCCAAGGCGCTGCCATGGCGCACATCATGGAGCATGTGGCGTTCCAGTACCGTCGCGAGATGGAGAAGCAGTTGGGTGCGACCCTGCCGCCTCCGATGACGGGCAAGGACGACGAGATGAAGCTGCCGGAGGAGATGGAGGTTCAGCTCTCCCAGCTTGCCGCTCAGGCCGCTGCCAAGCTCCTTCAGAAGGACATCGCCGAGGCTCAGGCCCAGCAGGCTGCTCAGCAGGCTCAGGATCCGCTCATCCAGATGCAGATGCAGGACCTCCAGATCAAGCAGGCCGAAGTC